GTTTTATTACTACTGTAATAATTCATAAAGTCAGGCTTAATAACACGGGTATACTTTTTCAGTCTTTTATCGGTTGACATTGCTAATGCTTTCTTACCCAAGGGTCTTTTGATATTAGCAAAGAAGTTCTTTTTACCAATGTATGCTACAGATTTACCATCAATAATAGCAGTCATAATGTAAATAAAACCAACATATCCTTCTGGTATATGGTGTTCATTAAAGTCTTTACCTTTGTAACTCCAACTCATAACGCTTGTTTTAAAAGGGGAAAGAGAACTTCCCTAGTTTTTTCTATTCCGTGTTTTTCTACTGAATCAGCAATATCCTTTTCTAAAGGTAACACAATATATGGAATATCATACTTAGAGTTATATCTCTGTGCAGCTTTTATACCGGGCTCATCATTGTCAAAGATTACAAAAATCTTTTTGTACTTCCGGATTAATTTAGACATAGTAGTTTCAGCTAACATACTGTTCTCACTATCTGGAGCTATAACTTCTATACCTTCAATCTTCAGTTTTCTAAAGGCCATCAAATCTTTTAAGGAAGATGTGATTACCAAATATTTCTTATCAAAACTTAACTGTTCAGAACCTTGAATGTAATTCTGGACTTTGACAAACTTCCTGTCTTTATCCATGGGCTTGTAAATCTTGTACAGTGTACCATCATTCTTAAAATACCCGTAGATGTAACCGTTAGCATGCCTAAAAGACTTTACTTCACCATTAGCTTCACTCTTCTCCATTACATAATATGAAAGAGGCATGACATTGTGGTAATCCAACATCTTGGATCCAATATGAAATCTACTCCAATAGATCTCATCTTGCTTCTGCCAATGTCTTATTTCATAATCTGTAACTTTGTATCTGTCTTGGCTAAAAGTGTCTGTCTCAAATCTTCTACTGTTATTGTTAACGTAGTCCTGATAATCATTAGTTATTTTACTTGCAGCTTGCCATCTATGTTCTAAATTAAACATATACCTGACTAACTCAACATTGTCACCCTGAAAGCCAGATGAAAAGTCCTTGAACTTATATGCACCATCTTTGTGATAAACACACATAGATGGAACTTTATCTTTAGGGTTAAACACTGAAAGTATTTTAATATCTTGACCCGTCAATCTTTCATTGAGGTTCAAATAATATTCAAATACCCATTCAACAGGGACATCTGTTACTACAGAAATTAAATTCTTTGTTGAAATCATAACCAATGCATTAATAATAAAAGGGAAGCCATTGCTGACTTCCCTGTAATTAACTAGTTGTTAATCCAATGAAAAGTCAGAAGATGTTTTTGGTGGAATACTTAGATCTTCCTCATCATTACCAAAGTTGCTTACTTCAGAAACTTTAGCTTTAACAAGATGAGTAGTCTCATTATATGTCAACACTTTATTTGCTTCAGCTTCTCCAAATGCATATTTGTTTTTGTCTGATTTTGGTAAGAACAAATCATAGTTTGTATAACCTGATTTGTTTAAATACTCTTTTCCAGCAATACAGAATTCAAGATATTTATCTTGGAAAGGAGCTGATTGGTTGAACGCTTTAATTAAGTCATCAATTGTATCATGCAAGTTATCTTGAGCAATAAACCAGTCATTGATTCCAAGAGTCTTACATAAGTTCTGCATGAACATCATGATAGATCTATCTCTTTGAATTTTAATTCCTGTTTTTGTCTCACCATCTGCAAAAGCATATTGACTTGCTTTAACTCTACCTATTTGACCTGCATAGTGACCTTTGCTTTCATCATCTTTGTCAATCAGAAAACCTTGGAATCCTTCAATTGGCTCACCTTCCACATTGATTATCAAATGTTTAGCACCAGGAATGAATGAATAATCATCCAATTGAATGCTGTTAATTTTTAATACGTGGTTACCAGGAGCTAATGTTTTTGGAAGGCCAGACCCACCAGTGCTCAAATCAGTTGTACTTAATCCCATTTTTATTTATTTTTAATTGTTACACAAATACTTTGTCCCATGTTGTTGTAAGGACACCATCTACCATTTCAGTTATTACAATCTCTTCATTTCTAAGATGATCAGGTCTTGCACCGCAAGTAACTTCATCATTAGTTTTGAATGATAAGATAGTCTTATTCCCTTTTCTATACATATAGCCAATTGCATCAGCATTAGCACAGATAAGAGATTTGATTTTACCAGTCAAATCAATGTTTGCTGCCATTACCATTTCACCTTTATCATCTACTTGCTTGTCTTTAATATGACCAGAAAGAATAATGTGGGGCGCTAAGGTATCAATAAAATCTAAAACTTGAAAAAATGCTTGACGGATATATAAATATCCAGCACCATTAGGTAATGTAATAACGGAAGTACCGTCAAAGTTTTTACCCATAGATGTTTGTTTGTAAAGCTTAACCGCTAAAGGCATAATCATATCCTCTAATGCAGTTACAGTATCAACAGTAACATATTTATATGGACATCCTGCTTTTTTAATTGCTTTACCAGCATCAAGCAAATCTTGTAGACTATTAATTTTAATTTTCAGAGCTTCTACGTAATCAGTACCATTTTCTAAATCTAAAATTAGATTATTATCAAGACCAGCATAAGCTGTTGTTTTACCGGTCTTTGGTTTAGAATAGATAACTATTCTCTTGGGATTTACACGTTCTCCCTTAATTTTACTTGTTGGCAATACAATACTCATTGTCTTTCAATTAAAGAATTTAACCATAGTTTGTTGCTCACAGGTTTTTTCCACATAATTGCAGCAAAATCTGTGATTGTCATATCAGTAATTGGAGCATCATCACCTACTACAATGTCTTGTAGGGTAGGTTCTTTCAAATCAACTCTTTTACCCAACTCTTCTTCAAAGTCAGGAAATACTGTACTGTTTTGCAAACGCGGTATGCCCACTGCCTCCTTAGAAGAATTATCTTTTTCCTTTTCATACATAGGATAAGACATCTCTCTTCCATCAGGGGATACAGCAACCATTTCTGCTAAAGGAATAGTATAAGTAAAGTACGGTTCACCAGTCTTCTGGTTAATGTTTTCTTTCTTCTCATACTCTTCAGCAAAATGAGGATTAACTCTATACTTGCACAACAATCTGTCTTCATGAAAAGGCTTGTAGTTTACTACATTACCTTCAGGACTAGTCACATTGTCATAAAACTCAATATAGATATCCTCTCCTTTCTTTAATTCCCATTCAAAGAATTGAACCTGTCTTCCATACTTACCTTTCTGAAAGAATGCAGTTTTAATTACAAAGAATGGATCCATGATTCCCAACTTGCGGAATGTTTCCATGTGTTGCACAAAGAACTCTTGTTGTTTTTCTTGTCTTAAGCTCATAACTTGTTTTTTAATTTGTACTTAACTTTTGCTTTGTTGCTGTTGGTGGAGTATCAATTTCAACAATTCTCATAGTAGTACGATCAAGCTTAAAGAAGCTTATTCTTGTGGTACCATTTCTTGATTTCAAAAAGTGAAAGACAAGTATGTCTGTATCACTTATGATATACTTTTCTGGACCATAATTTCTGATCTTACGTATTGAGGGTTTGTTTATACCCAATACTACATCAGCGTGTTGCAACAACGCATCAGAACCATATATATCAGAATCTAATACATAATTTCCGTAAGTTCCTTCCTCTGACCTTTTAGGGTCATCAATGTTTCTATTCAATTGGCTTAACACAATAAAAGCAACTGGATAATGCTTCTTCATCATAGTGAGTGCTTCACCTAATGAGCCAAGCATTTCAAACTTGTCTTTTTCTGTTTTGGCTTTCTTGAATAGTGCAGAGTGATCAATTGCTACTAGCATGTTAGGGTAAGTCCCGTCTGCTTTTTTGTGCTTATTCATACTGTAATGTATTGTCGCGCACATTTCATCTACTGTACATGCATCATATACCACATCTACTATATCAGTAGATGCAGTTTTGTGATAGTACTCTACACATTTCTCGTAAACAATCTTGTCTACGGGTTTTCCTTTACTCATTAATGTATTATAATCAGAACCTGTTTTCAGACTAAATTTTCTCACGCCACTGGTTTCATCAACCATTTCCATCTGGAACTTTAAAACTCTAAATTCTTGATCACTGTTGTTTTCAATGATATCACTGATCAACTGCTCCATGAATAATGTTTTTCCTGTTCCTGGTCTAGCACCTACTACGGTGATAGTTCTCCATTCTAATCCATCACAAAACGCGTCATTAAATTTTGGCCAGGCACTCTTTAAAGATTTGACTTGTCCGTTTCTTCTTGCGCGCATTTTCAAAAGAGCTTTTTCTAATGCTGCTCTTTCTGTGATTGGGATTAAGGGTCTAGCCCCGTTAAACAAGTCTGCCATTGGTATTTATTTTAGTAGTTTACACCGTTCTTTTGCTTTATTATAAAAGCCATGAAATACACTTATTACAACTTCAATTAGTATAAAGTGCCAGAGAGTGATAGTCACAAAGAAAAGATTAACTATGTACCAACCTAAAATTGTTCCTGATAAAGCCAGTCCTAATAGTAAAGTACTATTTACTAAACTGTGTTTGATCATACAACATCTTCTGTAAAATAAACTTGATCAATGTCTGGAGTTGTTTTAATCAACTCACAGTAATTTGCTAATTCAGACTCAAATGATTTATCAATGTTCTGTTTTCTTACAAAGTACTGAGATGTCCGCATGTAATCAAAGTTTCTAAGTTCATAATCTTTTACATATTTTTCTGCAGCTTCTAGGATTAAATCCCAACTGTAGTCATATGTATCAAAAAACCATTTAAAAGCACTTTCCAGATTCTTTGGGTTTGTTCTTGCATATTTTCCGGAGGATAGTTTCCTATTAGGAAATATTTCAACATACTCCTGGATCTTTTGCATAAAATCTGCACCCATTAAATCTTTTGATACTTTTTTGCTTGTCTTTTTGAAGAAACCACTAATCTCATTTATAAAGATAATACTTTTATTAGTAAGTTGCAAGTCTGCTGTTAACCATGCGTCACTTTGCAGTCTTTTGCATTCTAATTCTTTATTAACAAAATTTTTGGGTACTACATTTTCTTTTATGCAATGTAAAACATAATAAGCATTAGGAGTAAGATTCTCCTGAATGAGTCTATTGAATATTTCTGTCATTACCAAGTTATTGTTTCATTGTAACTACTTTTTAAGACTTTGTTTACTTCAAGAAATACCTCTTGAGAATCCCATCTTTGAAACTTTTGGTAAACAGCACTAGCCGGATGAGCAACAAAGAAATTAAAATTGTTGTCATTTACACTTTCCGCCCACATCTTAGCTTCTTTACCCATGTATACATACACAAGACCATTCTGATTCCAAGTTAAGTGATCAAACAGATAAGCCATAAAAGGTTGCCAAATAGAATAATGCTGTCCAATTTTACCTACAGTAGTTGTAAGAGCTGTATTAAGCATTAACACACCTTGGTTTGACCATCTTTTTAAATCAGGATCTAAACTTCCAGGGTGTCCTTTATAAACAGTTCTGTTTACTTCTTCTAGCATAAACTTTAAACTAGGTTGTAATTCACCAGTTTTACTACAGCTAAATGAAATACCATCAGCTACACCAAAATGTGGATACGGGTCTTGCCCTATAAGAACAACCTTAAGTTTATCATAAGGACATTCTTCAAAAGCTCTAAAT